ATAGGTGCGATTATATAGCCCCGTCAATTCATCATGATTGACCAGGTACTTGAGTTTAGCTGAAGACCAGTTAGATATTTGAGAGGGTTCCAGCTAGATAAATGGAATTATCAGGAATAAAACGGAACAAAACGAAATGTAAAAAAGAAAAAACGTTACGAAATACGAAAAGAAAAAAATTAAGCCAAATAGTCTGCAATTAACTGCTTAATTCGGTCAATATCAGAATCTGAAAAACCAAGGAAAGGTCGAGCAGGAATATCCCCCCAAAGATGAGGAAACTCAGATTTAGTTCCTCCAAATTGCATCATTGCAGCTTGCTTTCGATCACTGCCAATTACAACAGCATCGGCACCTGATAATTGATATTTTATCGTAGAAAATAATTTGCCAGAATTTCCAGTTAGTGGTGTATTGCCTGATTTATTAGCCAAGGTAACAGCTGAGTTTGCTTGCCAAAAATTCCCATCTGGATCTTTAGTTGTTTGAAACCGAATTTTAGTAGCATCTAATTCATCTTCCCCTATTTCAAGCAATAAAGGCCGAAGATTTGTGATTCTATGTTGTAACCGATTAAGAGTATCAGGCAATAAGCCTAGGTCTATACTAAGCTCCATGATTTAAAATCCAATCTTCTGCCTCAGCGATAGCATCATCAACTTGCTGATTTTTTTGCATATCTTTAAGTTCAACAATCCAGGCTTCAATTTCATTAACTGGCGAAAACGGGCCTACAGGACTATCTATTAAAAAATAATCATCTTCCATATTTATCCAATAGTTTAATCATTACAGAATTTAAAATTTCAGGCATATTAATCCTGGAATTTACACGATACATAATAGCAGAAGCTTCACGCAAGCAGACATTAGTAATATGGGTACGAAATAAGTTAGCTTGATCAATATTAATAGCGCCAGAGTTAATTAAAGAAAAGAATATAAAATGGATTTCTTTATCCAATGATGAATATATAGATTGAAATCCTTCAAAATCAATAATTTTCCCATAATACTCAATATCATTATGTCCTATTGCTATTATTTCACCGTTTATTGAATGAGAAAGTAACAAATCAGGCATGGATAATGAAGATCCTCCTGGATGATTATGAATTAAAACCGGATTAGCAGCCGACCTTAATAAAGCCATTTCATCGGATGAAAAGTTAACGTGACTCTTCCCTCCACGTTTTTTAAATAAAAATGTACCATCGGCATCATAAGAATAAGCAAATTCAGTCGATTTTGCTGCATTTTTACGACCATTGGACAGCACGTAATCCCTAGCAGTTTCAAATTGACTTTTTACGGGCTGATTTGAAAGCTTCGCAACATCAGATAGCAAAGCATCACTCAATGGTTTTGGAAATGCAGCTGCTTTATCGATAGTTGCAGCTTTTATGCCCTTGGAAATACTAGAGCCTGGCGCATAGTCCCACCCATAATCAATTCCGTTGGGAATTGTATGAGTAATACCGCGCCGATCAGTGTGCGTATAGGTACCATCACTGGGTGCTGGATCTCCTTTGTATTTATCAGCCCTAACAGCAGTTATCCAGCACTCACAGCCCCAGCCATTCGGTGCAAAATGTGTTTTCCACCATGGATCATCATATTTTAAAACCGTACCGCTCCAAGCTACATGCAATGGCCGTGGATAGTTTTGTCCATCTTTATGATGGTACTGCCAGTAAGGCCTTACACTTAATAAATCAGGATCATTTAGCTGTTGCCAACGGCCTGCAGCATAACTAGCTGAAATATTGGTTTTATAGATAACCTGAGTACGCCAGTCACGATCGCCGTTATAAATCCAGCCATGTTTAGCGATGATATTATCAAAATCTTTTTGGAATTGATTTAGGGTTCCGCCTTCCATGACTGCTTTATCTACGGCTGTCCGCAAGTCATCCAATAAATCGGCTTTAGTTGCCCCCGCTACAATAAATGCCCGATCATGGGCATCTTTTAAAATATCATCGTAATAACGCGATGGCAGGTTGATTTTATCTTTGAAAAAATCAACCTGCTCGCTAAATGGTTGATTAAATGCAACCGCAGCTTTGCCCGTCATATAGACTTAGTGTAAATAGCTATTTATCATTACTGACAGCAAACTGACCGGCTAAATTAGCCGTGGCATAAGCCAGGCTCATTACTTCAATCAGCTTTTCACTGGGCAAATCGGCATAACTGGCTATTAAATCATCACGTAACTCGGCAAGGCTTTGAGCTGCTTGAACCTTGGCTTTAATAATAGCTAGCCACTCATCAATTGCAGGCGCTGCAGTCTTTGCCAGCTGGGCTGTATAGTCATTAGTCGGAGTGATGTGGATATCCTCTTCGGCAAACTGGGCAGGTTTATCCGCCTGCCCAGGCTGACTGGTAGGATTTTCACTTGGGTTATTCTGTGTGGGTATTTGCTCAAAATCTGCATCATAATGATCTTGAATATATTTAAGCGTTGGCCGATAGCCCATATCAAAGATATTTTTATCACGCTCACTGCGTAACTTAAGATCTTCGTCACCGCCAACTTGGCGCCAAACTTTAGGATAGCCAGCGCCAGGGAAATTCCAATCAACCAGCCATTTAACGACTGATTGATTAAAGCTTGAACAGATAAGGTCACCATCAGCCGCTACAAGATCATCGCGGATCTGTTCAGCCATATTCTCACCGCCTAATTTCCCCGCTGTTGATTCAGTGGAACCGGTATGGCCTAAGATCACTTTGGTGATAGCTGCATCCATACGATCATATAGCGAAGTATAATCAGCGGTACCAGATCGTGCCGCTTCGATCAATTCAATAGCCATTGTATCGGGAATACGTACCCCAGAATCAGATTGAATTGCTGATAACGCATCTAAAAGTGCATCTTTGTCTTCTGCTAGCGCACCACTAGGATACTTGCCCAGCGCTGTCGGCATACCGAATTTTTCTAAAAATATTAGCCAAAACTTGATGCCATTGCGCTTAAAAAATACTGGCCAGTACAGCCAATGTGCCAAGCCCTGGCCATAAAAGCTGTCATCATCATCGGTACCTGCGGTATATGTCCAAAACTTGCGCTCTGGCAAAGCCTCACCAAGCATATTTTTTGTAGTCAGCAAGCGCAAAGAACCATCGGGTGCAAAGCCAAATCGACGCTGCTTTTTTACTTTAATATCAGCGATGCTAATGTATTGCCCATCACGAGCCCAAAGACATTCAGAGACGGCATAACCCCAAAACAACCCCGACAACATTTTTTCGGTAATACGATCAAATTGCAGATTCGTAACTTGTTCGGTAATAAAATCAGCCGCCGCTTTGTCTTTTCTAGATAAACTGGCTGGAATAACTTCCCATTCTTTACTGGTTAAAGCTAACCTGCGTTGCTGAAAAGCTGTCTGTACTTGATCATCAGATCGTACTTTCTCATAAATAGAAATATCATAGCCACGCGCTTTAATAATTGGGTCATTATTGGGTAGCAAAGACAAACCATCAATATACCCGAGCGTAATATCTTTACCATCTGAGGTTGTAGCAATTTCATCCAGGATAACTTTAGCGCGGCTGCTGTCTTCTGCAAATTGAACGCTAGGCAATAAAATACCACCACGGCTTAAGCTGTAGCTCATAAGGTAAACCCCGTAAAGTCATTGCCAGTTGGCATGCTATTGTTTGATTGGTTCCAACGCCCTGTATTAACGGAGTCTTCAAGTGCTTGAAGTGATTTACGTGTTTGACCAGTGCTTTCAAATTCCATCGGTGATGGCTTGCAAACCCTGACAGCAAAATCAGCCAGGGCTAAACCAATGGCATAGTCAGCATGGCGGTCATTACCATTTTCATCTTCAGTAGCGGCATGGGGTGGCCGGATAATGCCATCAATTCGGTCAAGATCGCGTAAGTCAGATTCATGATCGGCATCACGCGGAATGTCCAACATATCATCTTCAAAAAGCTGCACAAACGCCGACATATTATCTCGGTACCACATCTGGCTGAATACGACTTGTTCGACCGTTTTAAACTTTTCCCACGTTAATTCAGCTAGGTTCTGACCAGGGCCGGTGGCATCCATAGCGCCACCTGTAAAGCGCGGCAGCTTAGGGATTAAATACCAGAGGATTTGCTGTTGGGCAGAAACAGGGCAATTGCGCAATTCAATCACAAAGGGCACAAAACGAGATAAGTTTTGCTGCTTGATAATTGGGACGATGACGGATAAATGGCCTTTGCGGGCAAAGTCCATTCCAAAAAAGTGCTGTAATTTAGGCGGTAATTTAGCCAACTCAGGGTTTAAGTCGCGCTCAATCCAGGCATCAATCTCGTGGGTTCTGGTTTCTAAGGGTAAATCTTTAAAACTATCCTCAAACTCTAATCTGAAGATAGTCCGTACACCTTTCATTGCACGGGTAATAAATACGCCAGGAATAGCAGCGCCTTCGCCCTCGCGCGGAATAGTATCCAACTCTTCTAGCATGGCTGCTTTACGCGGGCCATAAGCTTTACGAATGCTGGTATACCATGCCTTTTTTCCTTCTTCGGTTGGCGTTTCACCGGTCATAAAGCAAACCCGCTCATACAGGCCATTAGCTACGCATTGGTCAAAGGTAATCTTATAAACGCCTGCTTTATCACCATACAAGCCATTATTAATATCTTTAATCAGCTCATTAAACGCATTTTTCATTCCCCGATGGGTACTGATAATCCGTAAGCGACCACCCCATATTAATAGTGCAGTGGCCGACTCAATAACTTTGCGTACGTCTTTATGCAAAGCTGCTTCGTCAATAGTTACCGAGCCTTGTAAGCCGTGAATATTTTCAGGCCTGCTCGATAACGCAACAATACGAAACCCACTGGCAAACCGAATTCTAAATGATGCAATATCGCGGCTATCTTCACCGCGCTTTTCTTGATCAGTAAAAATAAATTCCTCAATACCACTAATGCCCATGCCTTGTGCCTTGGCAATCATCCGAGCAAATTTAGCCACGTAGCCAATGTATTCCAGACCTTTTTCTTTGGTATCGCCTATATAAAAGGCGTTCATTCCGCCTGCTGATTTTTGCGATGCTGCCGAAATGGTATCGTCCCAGCTGGTACTTAACGTAATACCAGATCGACGGCATTTTTCGCAAACAGCTAACTGGTAATCATGAATAAAAGTCATCCACTCAATTTGATGCTGCATGGCAACGCCTAATTCAAGTGGGTTAAAATTATCTGGGATGGACCGCACGCTATCAGGCAGTTCATCCCATTCAACCACTCGTATGGTATCGCCCAGCGGTGCCAGGTCAGTCATTAAACACCACCCATCAATACTTGTTCGCGCCAGAATTTAACCTGGTCAACACCCAATCCTTGCGCTTTAGCTGCGGTTTCTACGCGTGCGGCGGCTTCTTCACGTTCTTGCTGACGGATATGCGCCTCTACTTCTCGGCGGTACTTATTAGATTGAATATCGGCTCGGCCCAGGTCACTAATTGCTCGGGCAATTTTGGTAGTGGTTTCTGCAATTAAGTGCACATCATCACCGGCTTGCTCTGCCTCGCGTAATGCAATAGATAGACGCAATAACCGGCTTTGCATCGTGCGAATAGTTGCTTCACGTACCACGCCTTCCGCATCTTGATTATTAGCTAAAGAGGTTTTAGCAATCTCGTACATTTGCCGACTTTCTGACATGTCGCGCTCAAAATCCTCCTGGAACTCAGCGCCGTATCGAAACAAAGAACTGCGGCTAACTTTTAAAGCCAAGCCCACTTCAGATAACCGGCTGTTTAGCCAATCAGTCTGGGCATCATAATCAGAGAATTCACACGCAACTAGGCGTGCATTGAGTTCATCCTTAATATCTTTCGGGACTTCCGTTTTTATAGTTGATCGCCGGGCCATTACTTGGCAAGCTCATCAGGCCGTGGTTTACGAATGCCGCTAATAACCAAAGCGCCCTCAATAACATCCAGGCCATCACCAGTTAACGATGCAATATGCACCCCACCTGATACCATATCAACGATAGCTTCAGCAGTGCTATCCAGCCAGGCTAATTCAATGTGTAATTGGTCACGAGTTAAGATAAAGCCTTTTTCTTTAAGTTTGGCTAGCAATACTTCCTGGTTGGCAACATAACCAACCTGCTTACCAAGAATAAGAAGTATCTGTAAGCGAACTTCAGCTCGGTCATTCATATTAGCTTAGGCCTTTTTGCATAATTATTGATGTTAAGTGCTGCATACTTTTATCCAGTGATTGCAGTATGCCTTCTTGCTTTGATAGCTTTTCAAGTATGGGATCAACGCGGCGGTGTATTGCAGATAAATCATCATCTTTAATCGCATTTTCAAGATCAACTTCAATGCGTGATAAGCGTTCAGAATGCTGGTTTAACCGATTTCCTATTTGCTCTGAAGATTGGGCAATAGATTTTTGTAAATCCGTTTTCATCACCTTAAGCTCATCAGATGCTGCTTTGCCCCTATTGCTTAAAGCAATCCAAAGCGCCAAGGCAAAGTTCATAACGAATAGGAAAACTGTCCAAAAGTTAAAATCAAAACTTACATTCATAGAAGCCACTAATTAATAAGCCAAGGGGAAAATCCCCTTGGGTTGTAAAATTATTATTTATTGCGCGGATTCTGCGGCAGCGGCAGTTTCCGCAGGTGCAGTATCGCGATAAATAAAGCCCGAGGTCGTCAGCTCAAAATGATCAGGTAGCGCAGGTTGATCAAACACGGTAAATGCAAAGCTAGTTGAAATAGTTTGTACGCCATCGCCTAAATCAGCATCGCCGGATGCAATTAGCTGGCACTCGCCAGGGCCTGCGACATGGACTTTAAAAGTGCCATCATCCAGGTTTTCAATTAAAAGCACATTTGGGTCACTGGAAATCAGCGTTGCAGTACCATCAATGGCCGCAGCAACTAATTCAGGGGTAAGCGCCAGTAAAGACGCAATAAAATAAAGCACAGATGTACTAATTTTTTTCATTTTCTTCCTCGTTAGAGTGGATAGGATGCCTGTTCTTGTTGATATGATTAACAAAAATTCAGGGTGTTTTTTTGCAAAAGTCGCGTTAATGCGACGAAGCAAAAATAAGGTATAAGCAGCAATAACTACTAATGATGCCAGTGTTGAAATACTCATTTCAGCTTGACCGGTTGAGTAGTTAGCGTGCGCAGAAAAACGTTGATAACAGAGACTGCCATCAGTAAAAATAAGTAGTTTTGATCGGAAAGGGCATTGCGTAATAAACCATATTGGTCTGCAATAACCGATAAGATGCCAATGGCCAGGTTAAAACAAATGGTTTTAGATTGGTGAGCGTATTTAATGTCGTCCATAAATTCCCCGCAAAGTGACTGCGGTTAGTTTATGTTTTATGGGATTTTACAGTATCCGAAATGATTCGGAAGGCAGGCGGAATAAGGAATGAACGCTGATACTATACAGTAGAATTTACAAATCAAAAATATCTGAATTATTTTTTGGTGCGGGCTCTTTAGCGCATATTAATTCAATAGCTCGCTCAGTCATATTAAATTGTACAGCTACAACTGGCTTTTTGATGCCAGAATTAATTAATTTGCGGATTTCGGCATTACGAATGGCGCGTAAAACCTGAATGCAGCGTGGTGGCTTTAAGATATTGCCCTGATAGATAGTGCATAGCTTTTTAGCCATATCCATGCCAATCGCTCTAACCAGCTGATGTTTTTCGGTTAACTTATCAGGGCCTGGAACACTTACCTGCAGTCCGCCCAAATTCCAGCAGACTGCATAAGCAATATCCTCGCCGCAGTTACGGGCGATATCTTTATATTGCGGCGGTAACAACTCGCGGTATTGATTAAGCTGGTTTTCCATTCAGAACTCGCTGTTGCCATTTTTTTAAAGATTCAATTAACTTGCTGGCTTGCTCAGATGACAGCCACTCTGGCGAATCCAGACCGGTTACTCGTTTAATGTAAGCCTGCAAAGAATCTTGGGACGGATTGCGCACAATGCCTTGGCCATGCATCTCTTGCCACAAGGCCATGATTTTAAGCATCTGCTTATCATCATTAACTATAGTTTTAGAGGACTTAGCCTTCTTAACTTTAAAACCGGATGCCTTCATTTTTTCAACGGCTTGGGCTAACTGGGTAATGCTTAAAGTAGAAGCGCTGTATTTGCCATCTTTTAACGTTGCGCCTTGCATGGGCAGCCAGATGCCATAGTAAAACTCATCATCCCAGCCTAATTGGCTTTTACCAATAGCTAAAAATTGATAATATTTTTTTCGGTTATCGGTTTGGGTATACCTGGTATTAGTCATGATCACTTTCCTTTGCATCGCTTTTTTTATTTGGTAAGGTCTTGGCTAATTGCTTTTTCATTTTGTTAGATTTCCGCTTAGCTTCTAAGAAGCAAATAGCAGCATGTTCGCTATGTAATTGTTCGCGCTGCATGACTTTTAGTAAATCAGGCATTATTAACCCCTGCATCGCGTAATTCTTGGGCTACCCGCTGAGATTCGCAAACTAAGTACTCTTCAATATCATCAGGGTGCATGCCTCTGTTTAAAAGAACTTCACCAAGATCATCAAACAAAATTTGAATGTCTAAATCATCCATTTTTAATAAATCAGCCATTATTATCCTCACTTAGTTTTTTAGGTATGGTTGCAGGTCGCCAGCCTTCAGGTGGCTTGTTTTTAGCTTTAACCTGCTCCACTGCTTGCTGCATGCCAGTTTGCAAGCCTGAGTGACCTCGATTCCGCTTGCTTTCTTCCAACTTGGATTCTGCTATGGCCATGCTCTTTTCAACACGCCCGATCATGATAGATAACAAGTAGCCATTGGATGTAAGCGGTAATACTAAAGTTGATGGCCGATTGGCTACCAGCTTAAGCATTTCCGCTTCCCATATTTGTGGCGGCATAGCGTGTGTTATGCCATTTCTAGTTACGGTACCGGATTTAATCATTGGCATAATTTCTTGTGTTAATGACAACCGGCGAGACCAGCGCAATGATTGGCTCTTGGGTTTAAACAATTCCAAGTACCGCAGCAAAGCGCCGATCATGCTGGGATGCAAGCCAACAATTAACCCCGTCCAATCATTACCAGCTTGCAGTTCCATGGCCTGGATGATGTCAATATCTTTGCTACAGTAGGGGCATGAGATTGTGCAGTTATTACTCATCAGATAATAAAAGGCACTTCGCGGATAACATAAAATGGGTAAACGCCTAAAGGAGACTCAAACTTAAGGGTTTCATCAATGTTTGACTCGACTTTATTCCAATTCCTCGGCGGCACTATGCTCATCAATTTATTTAAGTGATGGCTAAAGGCTAATGCAATAGCTGATGAATTAGCCCCTGTAACAACATTCAACGCATACAACTTATTCATACCTTATTCTCCAATTGCTAATAATCACGGCCTTTTTTATCTAACCAATCATTGATTTCTTCTGCTTTCCAGATAGTTACTTTTTCAGATAGCTTAACTGGAGCCGGAAATTTACCCTCTTTTGCCCATCGCCAAATCGAGTTTTTTGAAACACCTAAGTGCAGAGATAATTCGGTAACTCTTAAATTTGCACCATTCTTTAAACGTTGAGCAGTACTTTGATCGTTTTTAGAAAGTAATTGCTGGTTTTTAAAATCAGCTTTTTTAATGATAGATTTGTCATTAGCAAATTTGACTCGGCATATGCGATAAATTGGAAAATTATCTAAATTTGTATTGATAATACTTTCACTACTGGCTGATGTTTCCCAATCAGTTTGATTCACTAATCCTTTTAAAATTTCCATTGAATAGCTATATGCGATAAATTCTAATGAACTTAAATTAAAAGATTTAGTTAATATAAAGGCCTTCATATCTTATTCTCCAAAGCCCAATCATCACGGCATTGAGCGTCACACCAACGCCGCCCAGGGTCGCTCATCGGCTCTTCGCAATATAAACAAAAGCCGGTAAATTCTGCTAAAACCTCATCCTTGTGTGCATGCTCCAGGTTGTCTTGCAAAATGACCGCCATGCTGCGGTCTGCTCTATCTGCATCATCCATACTAAACAGCCGCTAAATCGAGTGGTACGCATTCATACTTATCACCGGTCTTTTTTTCATAAAAACGGAAATAGTATTTTGACGATACAGGCCGTAGGGATTCATGCAGGGCTTTCATGGCATTTTCCCAATCAGGATCATCAATCTTTATCTGCATAAGCGAGTAGATGCGGCCAATATTGATATTGCCTTGCTTATCCGTCTGAAAAGCATGCTCAACTAACGTGCGTATTTCGTAACGGCTACCAGCGGCCCACTTGTGTATGCAGTTATCAACCTGGACTTTGGCTGCAACCAAGCCTTCATCAAATGACTTAGTCACCGAAAAGGCTTTAACCAGTTTACGTCGGCCATCAAATGATGAGACTGTTACCCCGCCTTTATTGCCCCCTACGGTAATCTCATAACGTTCAGCAGCGAGTGATACAAAAGCGTCCAGATCTTCATTCAGTTTTTTCTTAAACTTAATTAGTTCATCACGCTGCGTGATAACTTTGGCAAAAATTTCATTCACAAAATCATCGCGGAAAATATCAGCATCTTTAACAGCTTCAAGCGGTACAAAGTGCCCCACAGCATTCTTTTTATAGACTGCTGTACCCTGGCTAAGCAGCTGCTTAACCTCTGTATTTGTTTGGATAAATTGGCCGGACATATCGGCTATGTAAATATTTTTCATCGTATTCTCTTAAAATTTCAAAAAGTTAGAATCAGGCAGTTCCGGCGTTTTAACAGGCATCCAAAATTTAATGTATTGCCAGTACACGTCTTGAGTGCAATTAAGTAGCGCTATCTGACCGTAGTTATTGCAAATCCAAAACCATAACGGTTTGGAATCTTTCATTTCATCCGGCTCTTGGCCGTTTATTTCTATCCAGTTATTCATCAGGGTTTATTACCGTTTTTAAACGCCACTGGCCGGTTAGGGGTTTCAATATCAGCAGGCATCCAGTAGGGAAAACACGCCCAAGTAAAACAGCCATAGGCTTCAGTTAAGCTAACGTCTCCACGGGTATCACATAGCCAGATATAATCGTTATCTTCAAAGTCTTCTGGCTCTACCCCGTTAGTTGCTATCCACTTATCCATTAACCACCTCGCTTTTAATATCTGACCAATCAATCACTCGACTGGGAATGCGTTTTCTCCAGGTCACTTTCACACCACAATGCACTGCTGCAAAGGTAACAAAGCGCTCATGGTGCTCAATAACTTGACCAGTCCAATAGGATGGAAATTGATTAACTGCCGAATCACCCAGTACATGAATGGTTGGGGTTTTACCCAGACTGATAGTGGTAGGTGTAATGCCCAGCTCCAACAAATCTAATACAGCCATCTTGATCAGTTCCATGTGTTGAGCGGCTTTTTTTACGTGGTTATTATCTGGTCTCATCTCAATCCCCTAGGACATGTACAGTGGTCGTTTTTTTGGTTGAAACAGCTGCTGGTCTTTGAAATTTTCCAGTTATAAATTGCATGGCTGCTGTATTATCAAAGCCTTTAACCTCGGTTATTTTTTCCACCTTTTTTGATGTGCACTGGGTTATATAACTTTCAATCTGCTGCTTATTCCAAAAGTGCATGTTTACAGTGCCAGAGCCTGCTTTAACTCTAAGGGTTGAGTGCTCTATCGGAAATCGGCTATCAGACCTGCGGCGTTGATAAACAGAGGCTATGTTTTTGTAGCCCAGCATGGCTGCAATCTGCCTGCAGTTAACTAATTCAACCTGACTCATAGCTCACCACCTGAGTTCTCAACAAAGTAAAAAAACATAAAGCCAGCACCAACAATAAAACCAATAATTAAACCAACTGTAAAAATTAACATTTACGCCTCCTTAATAAGATCGGCATTTAGACGGGGTTGGCCTAGTGATGCAGCCAGATTTAATGCGGCAGTCACTAAGTTATTTATCATCAGCGGATACATCAGGCTGATGGTTTCTTGGCTAGATTTAGTCGCTTTTGAAAAGATCAGCCTTGAGCGGATACCGTCAATCGCATCTTTATCAAAGATGGCTGCTAGCTCTGCGCCAATGCGTTTAAATTTAAATTGCAGGTAGTCTTCAATATGGTTATCTAGCGGCCTAAGCTCTACTACTTCACAGCGCTGCACCACTTCGCGCACTTCAGGGGACTTTTCACTTAAGCGCATTTTTAGTTCTGTTTGGCCGATAAGCACAATGGACAGTAGTTTTTTAAAGCCATCTTCCAGCTCAAAAAAGCGTTTTAAGTGCTTTAGGGTTTGGGTATTTAGGGCGTGGGCTTCTTCAATGATTAAGCAATGGCTAAAGCCAGCACGGCGGCTGTCTTTTAATATACGGTGCAGCTGACGGCTTTTAGCTTCCATGCTGGCCCTTGGGGATTCGGTGGGTGCCAGGGTAGTTATAATGGCATCGGCAATAGCAGCACTTTTTAAGGTTTTTCCTTTTTTATCGTTGTCTTCCATACCCAGCACATAAGGCTGTATCAAAATGATTGGTGCGTCTTCCCGCGCAATCCGGTCTTCAAGATCTTTGCGGATGGTAGTTTTTCCTGCACCGGACTCGCCTACAATGGCAATAAACCCGCCCAGCTTGGCTGTGGCCCAAAGGTATTCGCGCACATGGCGAATGTCATGGGTGCTAAAAACGTCTTCACTGTCATTCAGATCATTGTCGAATGGGTCCTTAAATAAACTAAAATGCCGCTTTGCAGCTGGTGACAAACTTTGTTTTCGTAGTAACATATCAATACCTTCTTGGTTAGGGGTGGTATCAGCAGCTGGCAGGCTAACTGATACGGGTTCAAACAGCGCTGCTGTTACAGCGCAGTCTTGAGCGGCTAAGGCCTTGGTAATAGCAGCAATCAAGCTGGCTTTATCAGGGCTAGTCGGCCACTGTTCATGGTTTAACAACTGAGCAATCGTGGCATTGCTTAACTCCAGCTCACGTGCCAAAAACGCTTGGCTAATTTTGTTTTTTAGCAAAAATGCTTTTAGTGCAAGCATGGTTCATCAGCCGGTTTGGTTACGCGATGCACGATGGCTACTTTTTTAGCATCTTCAAACATATCTCTTAAAAAGTGCTCAGCAAACTCAGTAATCGCATAGGCAGGGGTTACCTTTTCTTCTTCCCCAATTTTCTTTGAACTCATCCGAGTAACATTTACCCCACCGGATTCCAGGTCTTCAATAATGATGAAACATTTCATATCACTCTCCCAATTCTTCAAATGCAGCAGTTTCAAAACCATCAGCCCAGTCTGTAAACTGGTCTGTCTCAAATGGATGCGGGTTATCTAGCTCCATTTTTCCATCTTGATAAGCCGTATAACCGGCTGTAAATGCTTCGTTTTCTTCATTCATGTCACTCTCCTAAGTTCAAGTTGTGTATAAATTTCTGTAAATCGTCCACAATGTTTACATTTACATTTGCTCTTTTTTAACTCATGCAAATCTTCCAGCGCTTTATTAGTTCTTTCATATAAATGCCTAACTCGGTGCCATTCTTCAGCCATAAATTGGATCCATCCGATGGGGTTCAGCTCAGTACCACAGTCGGCACATTTCAAGTTGGCTGCCAAATGATCTAGAATTACTTTTGAGTGCTGGCATTCATTGCTTAATTTTCTTTCAAATTTTGACTTTCTTAGAATCTCAATCTGAATGACATTGCTGCCTTCATCGGGTAATTCAATTTTCATTTCAAACCGCCTGTAATTTAGCCTTACCCGCAGCCGATCTGCCTGCCGCTAAGTCAGCTAATACTTGTTCCAGCTCTGGCTCTGTTGCCCCTTCTGGAAATCTGTTTTGCAACTCGGCATACATAGCCGGTTGCCATTGGTTACCTAAGCGGCCTTGCAGCCATTTAGCCATTTTTACTTGGTTCCAGCGCAACAGCTCAGTAGTGGGCATAGCCACATTTAAATCGGTACCGCGCTTAGGTAGGTAAACGGGCAGTTCTTGTTTGGATGCAAGCAAGGGATCGATAGAGCCACCGAAGGGTATGTAATCCTTTCTTGCGCGTTTTTTCTCGGTAGCTTCCAGGCTATCTGTACCGGCAGCTATGCGTTGAATTAACTTACGGTTAGTATCGGCTACGGTATCTGGCCGGTCTTTATAGCGCTCACCAATAACAGTAGCTGTGCTGGCAAAGCCAAAATCATCTTGCGTTATTTCTGCCAGGGCCCAGTGTTGCTCATGGCCATCAGCATCAAAAACTACAGCCATGGCGGTATCCACAATAAAGGGATGCCAATGCACATAGACATCACCCTTAATCATTACCCCAGGTACTTTAGAGACATCCCAGCGCCGGTTTTTAAAGCTTACTGATAAGTCGCCTTGCACTTGGCGCTTAATGGGTTCTTCCGTTGCCAGTTGCAATAAAATATCTGCGCTTGGGGTCGTTACCAGTTGCTCTTTAGTAATGGTTAACCAAACTGCAAGGCGGGTTTTATTAGTTCTGGAATGTATTTTTGTAGCGTTCCACCACTGCTGATAGGTATCAGCCAGGCGGTTAATTTCGTCAAAGTTAGCGGGCCTTGGCTTCATAAAGCGCATGGCTTGTTCAAAGCTGGTTTCTACCAGGTGATTGCCTTTTTCCACGCTGCCTTTGGCTCTGGCGTTGTGTACTTTATTAACAATTAATTCTGCACCCATGCGGTGACAAAAGCGTTTAACCAGTCCACCGGATGTCGCGCCAGGGTCAACCATAACAATGGCAGGTCTGCCGTTAAAAGGATCATTACCTGCTTTCGGTGCCATTGCCCAGGCTAAAAAGCTGACGGTATGTACGCCGCTTTCAGCATGGGGATAATATCGGTACCGCAATAAGCCACTGGTATGGTCAACCAACACGTAACGGATAACCCTAAATTGCTCAATGCCTTTTACATTTTCTGGCTTGTTTTTGTAATGCACAGCATCGTCCAACTCAACCAACGAGCAGTCGCCATCGGGCAGGTAATAAATTACGCATACTGAGGCATCCACTTCCCATACATGATTTGGGTGCAATGATTTTAAATGCGTGTAAGCAGTGGCTTGGCGCAGTTGGTCTGGGTGTAGTGCATAAGCGCGCAATGCTCTGGCTACAGCACTTTCGGATAAGGGGATAATTTCACCCGTGGCATCGTCAATGCGTTCTGCTTTAATTTTTGCATTCATTCTCAACACCTCCAGAGCTTCAGATATGGATGTAATCTTTCGGTTATTTTTTCGGTAGCCTTCCATCAGGTAGGCTGATAGCACCCGTGCTTCTTCAACGGGCATGGTTACACATCCTGCATCTGCTCTGCGTTTGCGCGGTTTAGCCACGGCCACTTTGCGCAAATGCGCTAATAAAGTAGCTCTGCTTTTACCTAGCTGGTCACAGGCCTTTTTATAAATATCTTCTTTGCTGCCATGTCCGGCACTAGACACTTGGTCAGCAATGCTGACTAATTGCTGTATGTAAGCCGGATCAAACATGACTATTCCCCAGAAGCTTGCGTAGCTTGCCATTTGCTAAACTCCTCAAAATCAGCTTTTGCAGGATCTTCAGCGGCTGTTTCTGGATCAGTATTAATTGATAATCCCAAGTCATTAGCTACGCCATAAGCGGCAGTAATCACCAAGCCTAATGATTGGGCTGCAGCCAGGCGCACATGCTCCGGCAGGTCATCGCCATCAAATACGTTAAACAGTTTTACAATGGCGCTGCGCATGCTGGCAGATACTTGTGCTGCCACTTGGGTTGAGTAGCGTTGCAAAGCTTCTAGCTCTATCTGCCCTGGCATATACTGTTCTTGTACTTCCAGCTTTTTCTCAGCTTCCAATCTGGCGATTTGCTCAACTTTTTTGTTAAGCAGTTCAGACTTGTCTTTAATAACGCGGTCTTTGGCTTCAAGATCCAGCGACTTGTCGGTTATGTTCTTTTGTAGGATTTCTTTTTCTTTTTGGTGTTTGCTGATTAGGGATTCGGCTAGGTCAATGAAGGAATCTTTATCACCAGCTTGGGCCATTTCTAATAGTCCAGCTCGTTCATCTTCAGGTAATTTACGCAGGTTGCGCATAGTTCCAGGGCCAATGCCAATATTGCGCATGGCTTCAAAAAACTCTTCACCAAGCTGCTTGAAGTTATCTAAATCAAGATCTACTGCTTGACGTGATCTTTTTTCTACATGTAAGCAATACTCTTCAAAAGTTCTAACGGTTAGCAGTTTTTCATCAATAATAATTTCTAAATTTTTGTAAGCCTTTGTTTCTTTTATATTCTGTAAATCTATTAAATCGCTAACCATTAGCATTTTTTGGACAGCAGTAATAACTTGCTTACGTCCTATCCGCTCATGAATACGAGCTGTCACTGCACGTTGCTCATCACCAAACGCACTCTTAATCTCATCCAGCTCATTTTTAATTTGACGTTCCTCAGCATTAATAGCTACCAAGTCCATCGGCTCGGCAAACTCATTGCGATTAACAAAATCAGGGTCTTTGCTGCGTGACATGTTCTTATCCTATGCGGTTATAGCGTTGTTTAATTTCCACCAGCTCAGATTCAGCTAGCTCCATATCGCGGTTGTGCGCAATAGCGCCCTGCACAATAAAAGATCCTAACCGCCAGCGCTTTTCATCCCGTGTTAGCTGCACTACGCCCAGATTGGCAAGTTGGGCAATTAATACAGTCACACGGGTAGGTGTTTCATTTATGGCCTTGGCAATATCGCCGGTACTTAAGCCCTGTGCACTGTTGCCAAACAAGCAACGCATAATGGCGATGGTGCGTGTTATCTGACGGCTTTCTGGGTATTTGGTTATATCAACCATGGCGCACCTGGAATGGGTAATCTGGACTGATAAAACAAGGCAGTTTGATTTTTTCTACGTGCTGCTGCTTGCTTTAAGCGAGCTTGTCTGACTTCTATCAACGTCATCTTATAAAGTTGTCTGTTATGTGCGCTCATGCTATTCCTCATCAAATGGCAGCTCTGGCTGCTGAAATTTCTCTACATTGCCTTTGTGCCAGGCTAACTGCTCCATGGCGCTTTGTATGCTGGCAATGGTGGCGGTTAAGTCATCTTGTTGGCGATAAAACTTAATCAGGGCATTAATGGCCACATTAATAACTTCCTGAAGAGACAAAATATCTTCGTCGGTAATGCGCCGCCCCTTGGGTATATCAATTACCAATTTGTTTCCGCTGCTAACTACCAGCCAACGGCTAACAAAACTAGCGCCACAAGCCAGCTCAAAGTTTTTAATAGATCGTGCTGGCAAGCTGGCTTCTTGCATCCACTTGTACAGCGTCCATTTGCTAGGCAAACCCATCAAGTCAGAAATCTGGTCAATACTACGGTTATGCTTTTCTCTGGCATATTCAGTACATAAGTCCATAGCATCCCTTAAATCAATAGGTTGTACGTTTCTCCAATTACGTCGTGCCATTGGAACCCTCCTTAAAATGGCCTTCCAAACAAAAAGCTGATTTGCGTATTGTGCAAACTTGTTTTACATTGCGAAAATAAGCCCGTCTTAAAACCAAACGGGAAAAACAATGAATACGATTAAATACGAGTGCGTCAATTGCTATAGTCATGTAACGATTGAACCTTCACACAGCCAAAGCAAGCGGGTTGATCTGATAAAAGTCCGCTGTCCCTATTGTGGCTGTGCTTGTGCAACTGAGAGTTGGATTGAGCACGCCAGGGACAGCAACGGCAATCGCGATTGGCAGGTGTGCTATCAGCAATGGTCAAACTGTCCAAATGCTTTCCAGTGCTCATTACACGGTCAGTACGACGGCGATTGTGAAACGGGACAGGTGTTTCAGAAATGTTTTGTGGCTCTGCATACTTCGATCGAATCCATACCGCTTGCTGGTCTGGGTCCTGCAGAATTAAAACTAAGGAACCAAAAGGGAAAGGTACTGGATAAATAATCCCTTTAAACAAAACAGTGCCGCCTTTAAATACAATACGTTCTTGTGCATCTATTTTTTTCCAACCACTGGGGGTTAGTATGGAAAAGCGTAAGTCAGGAACAGTGTGCATGGCAGTGCTCAAAATTTATAAGGAGAAGTGGGAATTACAGGGTTTAATTGACGATCTTTATCAACAATTAATACAGCTAAAGCACGGCGCATTCGACAATGAAGTGCATCATTAGGATCATAGGTGCAAGCTTCAGCAATCCGTTTTTTAAATTCGGCAATAGAGGTCGGTGTTGGGGTTTCCATAGCAGGGTTCCTAAGCAGTAAAAAAGGCAGCTCCGACATTAACGGATTGGTCTTCGTTAATACGGTATTGGTTATTTAGAATGAGTGAGACTGCTGCATTGGATAAGCCAAGTGTTCTGGCAATATGGGTTTGCGGACAGCCATCAGCTTTAAGGGCTTTAATTTTGTTAATGTCTGAGGCGATGGGTGGCCTGCTGTTACCGCCACGCTTTTTGGTTAGGTTTTCGATTAAGGATAGGGTTTGCTTTTGCGTACTGACCATTTCGCGCATAACAGTAATAAGGTCAGCTGTTGTGTTTTGCTCATGGTTTAAGTTATCCAGAATGTCGAGCACCCATCGGCGAAAGGCTTTGGATTTTTCAGTACGGGCTAACATGGCGAGTAAATGGCAACCACGCAGGGAGAAAATTCGAACCTCACGCAGTTGACCTGCTACATCGTTTCGACGTTGCAGATCTGGTAGTTTAATTAAATTTGTCATCTGCTCAGTGAACTCATCACTGTTAGATTGATAGAGATTGTTAATTGCATCGGGTCTTGAATACCCAAGAGCTGTGCCAATTTGAGAAAGCCTTAACCAAGGTTCTCCAGAACGGTCTATTACATCAAAGGCAGTATTTTCAAATTGTAAGGCTGGTGTTTGCATGGTAGTGCTCCAGTAATTAGTTAGGGGTAATGGTTAAGCGGCAGCTTGTTGGTCAGGGGCTTTAATGCCTAATGCGACGGCAATATCATGACCTTTGCCATAGCGGCCTTTTACTTGACCATTGAGTACTAAAGAGACTTCTCTAGGCGTGTAATTTCGTTCGCGCGCCCATTTAGAAATAGTGACGCCCTTGGCAAGAAAGTCAGCCTTAACTTGATCGGGGGTTTTAATGTTTTGTTGCATGACACGCTCCGGTTAAAGTTTGTCTGTGTTTGTGTTGTATAAGTTACGAGTTAATTATGGTGAAAAAAATTACACCAGTCAAGGTAAAAGTGAAAATATATGCACCTTTTTAATAGGCTAAAAGAACAGAGGGAAGATGCAGGGTTAACGCAAAAGGCTGTTGCTGAAATTGCGGGGGTGACTAAGCGAACGGTTATTGCCTGGGAAAAAGGAGATTCATCGCCAACAGCAGTGCAATTAATTGCACTTTCTGAGGTTGGTATCGATATTGTTTATATAATGACTGGAATTAAAAGCCACGCTCTCGCAGAGCCAAAGGCTTCTTACGGTGTATCGCTAACTCCTCGTGAGTCAGCCTTGCTTGATAACTATCGGCACATTGCCGATGAGGGGGATAAACGCGTGGTTGAACGAACGGCGCAGCTGGCCGTTGAGGCCATCAGGGATGAAACGGAACAAAAAAGAAAGGATGATGAAGAACGGCGTAATATAAATGATCGGCGCAGTGCATAAAGGTTACTAAAAATGAAATTTCCAATTGCTATTTTTGTTCTGTATTTAATATCTTTCCCTTCTTCTGCTGAGTCAGATTGGCGCATTATCTGCCAAGTAAATTCGGAACTTGCTGAAGTAATAATGAAAAATAGGCAACAGGGCATGTCAATGGCCAAAGTTATGGAAATTGCAGACATGTCAAGTCAAGATAAAATGCTTAGTGCTTTTGTAGAGTCATATATTATTAAGGCATATGATTCACCACGATATAGCACAGGAGAAATGCAAATTAGGGCTATTGAAAACTTTAGAGATGAGCGCTATTTAGAATGCGTAAAAATTTTTGCAGTTATAAAAGATGCTAAAAGCAACTTGAATTAGCGATGGATGTGTTTGTAAATTAATATATTATTTATGAGTAGAATAATGACCAAAGATGCTAAAAATAACGGCTATCATAAAAGTAAAACGGGTACACAAGATTCAGATCCATTTTTTAGTGAAATGAATAAACATATGATTCTTAAACTTGGCTTGCAGGTTACCGCCTAAAGCGCACATTTAGCTTTTCAGCAAGCCGTAATCTCTGCAATGCTTCACCAGAAGTGTTTTGATTTAGATTTGCTCTCTGTTTCTTTAGAATCTTCCAATTTGGTTTTGATTTCTGAGCTGACGCCTGGCACATACCTGCCAGAGATTGCAGATTTCTTTCAAAATCTTGTTGACCGGCTACGAGCAGACCGACAAAGCGCTTCAAGTTAGCATTAGATTCTTCAAGCTCTTTTTTATCGATCACTGTATCCATCTCAAGCTCCTTTTTTATTTGAAATTATGAAACAATGGTATGTTTTGTTTCCTACGTAAAAATTACCAAGACGTTCGCATTCAGTTGCAATGGTTTTATGTGCCGATAACCAACCAATTAAAGAACCTATAAAAAATATGAATATCGTTTTCATTGAGGGTAAAATATTTCGCTTATAGGCCGTTTTGGAATAATTCATGCGGTAGGCTTATTTTTTAAAAAAAACAGCGTAGCGGGTTTTATAAATAGTTTATACAAGCATGTTTAAACGATTGGCGACATGGCATTACACTAAACATCAATCTGCCACAAGTTATAGCCCTTACGTTTTTCTGCCACATACCAAGGTCTTGGCATTTTTCTAAAACTTTTTCGTTGGGTCCTTACGGACTTCGCGCCTCTTTCCGCGCACTGACTAACCATAGCGGCCAATGTTTCTGCTGGACAGTTGCCTTTTGCGCTATGCAAGTAGGCAATGTCCGATGTAATCCACATAACAGATACAACTAAATCATAGGAAGACATTTTGTCTGGTGACTGCCCGGGTAAAAATGCCAAAAATACGCCGGTTTTATTTTGGTAAAAAACTTGGTGTTTTTGGGTATCTGAATTTGGCATAGTTATCGGTAACGTTTTAAAGGACTTGCATTAATCATCCGCCGCCAGACGGTATTAAAAAGTTTTGGGTTCATACGTATTTTTTCCCAGCCCTCATCAGTTCCGCCGCTGTTAAAATAGTAAGCCCGTATAGCAGCATGGGTTTTAGCGGCGGCTATTTGCCAAGCAGCTGGCATATTTAAGCAATGGCCTTATCTGCCCAGCCTTAATAAATTCTGCTGCTTTTGCAATGTTGCCAATGACAACCCAGACAACTGGCAATGCACGCGCTCTGGTCGCTTTTTCCAACGCCCAGACCATTCAAGCCCAGACTTTTCTGCAAGAATTCCACACTGCTCAATTAACTTGGCATTGTTGTATTGCAGTTTGCCGTTAAGCACCGGCGCAAAATCGAAAGCCACTCTAAAATTGTGAAATGATTGCCCAGGCTTTGCGTCAGTAACAATGTCCCCAGGTTTGGTTCTGCCTTGGGCATACAGCGCAGCTTGTGATTCCATGTCTCTGTAAGTAGACGTAATGATGATGTCAATGTTGTGCGCTTTACACATTGCAACAAAGGCAATGCAGCGCTTTTTGGTTTCTGTCGTTAGTTCGTTAATATCTCTGCTGTTAATCATTGCCGCCAACTTAAAAATAAGGTACTTTAAAAAAGACAGCGTAACTATAACCCGCTTAATATCAATTACTTATCCGAACTCATTCGGGTTTTTCAAAAGTTTGTGGCCGATATACTAAGGCCATGAAAACATTTATCCCCATCGAAATATTTAAGCCTGGTAAGCACATTGCAATGAGCGGTGCTGTGCTGGAGTTTACCGAATCTGATGTGGCTGCCACGGCAGCTGCTTACGATGCAGCTGTGCATGAAGCGCCCTTGGTAGTTGGTCATCCGGCTACGGATGATCCAGCTTACGGATCGGTTAGCGCTTTAAGTTATGCAGATGGTGTATTACAAGCCATACCACAAAACGTTGACCAAAACTTTGCTGATCTGGTTAATGCTGGCCGGTTTTATAAAGTCTCGGCTTCGTTTTACAGCCCTCAATCCCCAGTTAACCCAGTCCCTGGTGTTTGGTACTTAAAGCATGTTGGCTTTTTAGGTGCGCAGCCCCCAGCGGTTAAAGGTTTAAAGTCGCCTTCATTTGCTGATGCAGAGGGTGTGATGACTTTTGAATTTGGCGAAGAGTTGGATCTAGAAAACACCAACGGCATCAAGGAAGATGTCACCCCCCATTTACCCACCGGAGAATCATTAATGACACCCGAAGAAATAGCGGCCAAAAAGGCCGAGCTTGACGCTAAAGAGGCTCAGTTAAAAGCTGATAATGATGCGCTGGCCCAAGACAAGGCCCAGTTTACTGAGCGTGAGCAAGCGTTAAAAACTAAAGAATCTGCCAGCAAGATTTCTGAATTAACCAACTTTACTGAAGGTTTGGTTAAAGAAGGCCGCTTGTTGCCAAAGGACCAAGCAGGCTTGGTGGCCTTTATGTGCGCTACATCAGCAGCAGATGCTATTGAGTTTGCTGAAGGTGGTGAGGTGGTTAAAAAGCCAGGGCACGAATGGCTAAAAGGCTTTTTAAAAGCATTGCCAGTACAAGTCAGCTTTAAAGAGCATGACAAGCCAGGCAGTGCAGCGGCGGGTTTAACTGATACGCAAATTGCCAGAAAAGCCCAAGAATACAAGGCTTCGCAAGATAAAGCGGGCAATAACATCAGCTTTGTTGAGGCCGTAGATTATGTCAATGCAGAATTGGTAGGTGGCAAATGAAAACGGGTGAATCTTATAGCTATTTAGCAGAAGCCGCTATTGCAGCCTATGCGCTGGTTAAGTTCGGTGCTAATGACGGCGGCATTTTAACTGCAGCTGCATCCACAGATTTAATCATTGGTGGCATTGGCAAAATACCTGCTGCCGCTGGTGACCGTGTTGATATTGTGCGCGATGACTTTATTGAAGTGCAGCTGGGCGGCACAGCAACACGCGGACAAAAGTTAACATCAGATGGTGCGGGTAAAGCAGTTGCTGCAGCCCCTGGTGCTGGTGTTAATGCACAAATTATTGGTGTTGCCGAATCTTCTGGAGTAGCTGGCGATATTATTTGGGTTTACGTATCAGTTTCAGTGATGCAAGGATAAAACATGGCTATTAACGCTCCATTTACAACTCAACCGCGATTAACGCAAATAGCAATGGCCGTTAAACCGGCTGGCATGATTGCAGATTTAATCTTACCGCGCATACAAGTACCTTCTGACAAGTTTATCTACTCAAAAATGATTCCTGAAGAATTGTTTACTGTAGTGGATACCCGCGTTGGCAGAAAATCAAATCCCAATGAGGTTGAATTTGGGGCAATTGATGTAACGGATTCCGTTGATGACTTTGCGTTAGATGATTTTGTACCGCAACGTGATCAAGATGCTGCTAATGCAGGCGGTGCCAATATTGACCCGATGGGCACTGCAACTGAAGGCGTATCCATTTTATTGGATTTGGCACGTGAGCAACGTGTAGCCAGTTTAATTTTTAACTTAAACACATACGATGCTACGTTACGCGCCACGTTATCCGGCACTAGCCAGTTTTCTGACTATGCCAACTCAGACCCATTGGGTGTAATTGATGCTGCTTTAGACAGCATGCTGGTTAGGGCTAACAAAATGGTCATGGGCCGCTTAGCCTGGTCAAAATTTAGAAGCCATCCCAAAGTGGTTGCTGCCGTGTTAAACAAACAAGGTGGTTTAGGCGGTGTTACTGCATCCGGTAAAGCTACCCGCGAAGGCGTGGCAGATTACTTTGAGATTGATGAAGTCATCGTAGGGGAGTCTTACGTTAATAACAGCAAAAAAGGCCAAACTGCTGCATTTGCGCGGTTGTGGGGTAAGCATATTGCCTTGCTGCGTATTGATAGCAATGTGCGTAATGTACAAGGCTTTGCATTCCCCACATTTGGTTTTACAGCCCAGTGGAATAACAAGTTTGCTGGCACGATACAAGATTCTAGTCGCGGCATTCGCGGCGGTACCACTGTACGCGTTGGCGAGCAGATTAAAGAATTGGTTTGCTTTCAGCAAGCTGGGTACTTTATCCAAAATGCGGTGGCTTAATTATGGCTGCGACTACTTACACAGTTTTAAGCCACTTGCAGCATGATGGGCAAGCCTATTTTGAAGGCGATAAGCTGGATCTTTCTGACTCCGATGCCGGAATGCTATTGGCCATTGGAGTTATTAGAAAAGCAACCGATGCCGAAGCCGCCACTGCAATTGACGATGAAAACAAAAATGACAGCGGTAAACCTGGCAAAGCGGCGGATAAAGCCAAGGCCGAGACAGATCCGGCTAAAGAAGACCCAGCTAAGGTAGGCGCTTAATGCCTTATTGCACGCAAGCTGATTTAGTCGCTGCATTTGGTGATGATGAGCTGGTACAAATTACAGACCGCACAGGCGCGGGTGTTATTAGCCAAATTATTTTAAATGCAGCGATTACTAAAGCCGATTTAGACATTGATCGGCGCTTGCGTGCAAAGGGTTGGACAGTGCCACTGGCCGTCTCATCAAATGATTTGCGGGAATTATCTAAAGATATTACTCGGTTTTATTGCTATCAAGTACCTACTGAAGTGGTTACCGATGCGTATAACCGAGCGATTAAAACCCTGGATGATTACGTAAAAGGCACGATTGATTTAGGGTTAGGCAATCCAGCATCAGGCAACATTAGCCAGACTGAGATTGCACCCAACCCAGCGGGAATAAGTGGCTCAAAAGGGGCTGATAACCGAATCTTTACACAATCAAATTTAAGCGATTACTGATGGCCACGCTAAGAAAATTGCTGGAAGAAAAAATTAAATCAGAAGTAACAGGCCTGCGTGAAGTAGCCGGTGCAACCGATTTAAAAGCGATTTTAAGTGGTCGGGTTAGTGCGCCAGGTTGTTATTTATATCGTGATAAAAACCAAGCGACTAAAAACACGCTGATAAATAAAGTTAGCCAAAACCGCTTTGAATATATTGCAGTTGTTGTGGTAACGGCTAACCATGCTGGATTAAAAGGCGCTGAAAACGCCGATGATAACGAAGAGTTTTGTGACGCTATCCAGGCGGCTTTATTAGGCTATGAGCCATTAGATTATGCACCAGTGCAATATGTGTCAGGTGAGTTAATTAACATGGCTAACGGCATGCTGTATTGGCAAGAAGTGTATGTATCCAGCCGTTTAATTAGATCGGTATAACCATGCAAAAAGTTATTTTAACGCAAATATCAGTTGGTCAATATGACGTGCTATCCCAAATATTGCATAACGGAACGGTCTACAAAGCGGGGGATGGTATTGATTTAGATCCAGAACACGCGGCGCCTTTGTTGGCAGTTAATGCCATTAGGCTGCGTGTAGCATGAGTATAAAAACAATTAGCCTGTCGTTAGTGTATGCCAATGGCGGCGCGGTAATTGATTACAGCAATTTGCAGTTTGCGTTTTTTGCAACGCCATTGCCCGTTAATTTTGGCGCGCCAGAAGTGACAGGCAACGGTGTAAATATTACCGGCGGGCTGTTTGAGATTACTTTACATACTGCCCTAAATGTCGGTGATACCGGTTTTTTAATTTTAACGAATACCAATGGGTCATCAGCCCAATCGCCGTCAGCTATCGTGTTTGCTGGTCCGGTTTTGATCAATAACGGAGATCGTATGACAACGCTTGCTCGTAATGCTTATTCATTTGCTTCAGTTGCTGAGTTTAATACGTTCGGTGGTGCTGTAGTTTATGGTGAGGGGCCGCTTTGGATTGCAGGGCAGCAGTATTGGTCTAACGGTTCTACTTATACGCCA